GTCAACGAAATGAAGACAGCTTTCCAATGCACAAACAATACACGAACAAAAGAAAAGATCCCTCACGTGGAGATCAAAACACATTCACACACACATTCGTACAACGCGTTAAATAAACAGCTGAATCAAGATTTATTGTCGCGGAGCACTCATTCGCACCTCTCATCGCTTACACTCGTACACTTGCATACGTCGCGCGCTACATTTACCGTCGATAGCATAGACCAATTATCGCGCTACATTTATAGTCCGTAGCATAGACCTCGATTTTAAGGATTCGGAACCATCGGTTTTAAAGATCCGTAACTTGCGCGCTAAATTTTACTTCGATAGCATAGAAGTAGTACAGGTACAAACAAAATATACAATACAAACAAGCGCTGTCAACATTGTTTTTGGTTTTTCTGTAACAAATATGGGTAAATTCAAATAGTAGAAAGTGATCCAACACATGGGTACACTCTCACCGGGTTCAGCCGGCACCGAGACGCCTTACGTCTGTGACAAGTTTACATACAATAGTCAACCGACCCATCTTGGCGGCACTACCCAATCCCGTCATGATCGGCGAATTATGCAAAGGTATGAGCGACTGCTTCTAGACGTCCTGACCTCACATTAAAGAGTTAAGATAGCATAGGAAAGCACATGCATACAATAGAACATAATACATATAAAATACAACAATTAATACAATAGACAATGACGTCAATCGTCATCATCGAAGTTTCGCTGGAAGACTATCGTGTCTTCAGACGCCTCCGGGATGAAATAGTGACCCACCGGCACCATCTCTCCTCTCTCAGGAGGCTCCATCTGGACATTCTCTTGCTTCTCTATAATGTCCCTTCTCCACTGAGCGAATGTCACGTTCGACTTGTGTCCGAGTTCAGCCAGTTGACCAATCAAGGTCGCAACTGCTTGTTCTCCATGATGACACATCATCTCCACAGCCTGATCCACCTTCATCTGCATGATTCCAAGATCTCCATCATTGATCTTCTTCTGCCAGATCAGCTCTCTGTAGATCACCTTCTTCGGCAGTGGTGCAGACACATACCCTCTGTTCTCAACAAAGGGACTCTTGAGGAACGTTAAATCATCAAAGTGATCAGTCAGTTCCAACTCATCACCTTTCGAAGCTCCAGTCACTGTGTAACCTAAAATGTTCAACACGTTTGCAACCGAAGCTCTATGGTAATAAGCCAAAACTTCCTGTCCTGCTGTCACTATGACGTCGTCTCCATATGTCAAGCATCGCACCCGCTTCGTGAACACGTCCAAGTTCCTCGGCACTCCTGCCATCAACTGACTCACCACCAAAGCAACTAGCATGTTGTACCAGTTGATCAGTGAATTGAAAATGTCAGTAGCTGCATTACCTGAGTTATTACCTTGCGTCGTCTGACACAAGTAAGGTCCTGCAATTATGTAGGAGTGTGTAATAGACCGTAAAATTGACGCCCGCGCCAACCGGTCTCTGTTGCCGTAGTACTTGTCCATGAGAGCTAGAATCACGTTGAATCCTTGAACTGTCTCTGTCCCATCGAAATTGCTGTAGTCGATGTCAAATCCTTGCTCTCCTACCTCGTGGAA